CGTTATTTTGATAATATAACTCTGAAAGACCGCCAACCGTTTTTGTATAAACTGAACCAGCAGGATCTGCTAAGTCAGGATCGGTTATAACAACTGGAAAGGTTACATGCTCGTGCAAGCCTCGCAACGCTGCTGTAGCATCTTCTAAAGCATAATGATCGGCAGTAGCTTGGGAGCCAAAAATCAGTCCAAGTTGAGTAAAGTTAGTTAGTAGTTGTCCCTGAGATACAGAAGGATCGTCTGCGCCTGCTGGGATTGAAGGATTAAAAGTCATAATGTTGGTCCTCTAAAACCTGTGTTATAAATTGTTGAGACTCGCGCATTCTTAATCTGAACGAGGGTTCGTCTTTCGACTAGATTCATTTGCTTTTGAAAGAACATGTCAACTTTCTGATAGCTATCCATGTCTAAATTATCAGCGAATATCTTTAAAGCAACTCCATAGGCTACCAAGCTCCACCAATCTCTAACTTGAGTCTGGTCACCAGCCCCTAATTCCGAAGGATTCTCAAAACCAACACAAGCAAACTCATAAGAGATATCGGGTACTGGGAAGAACTCCATTACATTGGCATGAAATAAAACAGCAGTAGGTCTTGCTTCCGGCCAGTTTAAATAGTGAGCCGTCATAATATTGCCAACAGGAATAACCGCGGTCCAAGTAAGGGCTGTAATCGCTCCTGTTTCATAATCTATAACGCCAGTAGCATCTCCACTAATAGTTCCAGCAGGATAAATGCCCATTGAATCATTGGCCGTTAATGTAACGCCAGCAGCGTTAGTGACGGTTATATTAAGCGTTCCCCTAGTAAGCGGAGTATTGACCAAGGTGCCGGTATAAGGACCGACAACACCTGTTCCTGTGGATAATGTTTCTACAGTATGAACACTTGAAGCATATCTAAAAAATGCTGCTGAGGATTGAAATAACTGTATCTCATTACCGTCCATGTAACATGGAGCTTCTAAATTGGTATAAGTATTGTAAGGTAAAATATAAGCAGGCTGATGAGGAGTTAAATTAAGCGCATAAGTACCATGCAGATTCCAGAGCCTTAAATGCTCCGGCATATCATATTGGTAGAAATCGTTAATATAATTATCTAAATCAGCTGTCGATAGTTGGTTAGCCGATGGCATTCCTACTATCTTGCGGACCTTGGTCCTAATTTCTTCTAAAGAGCCTGTAACTGTCATCTTCTATCCTACATGTAATCGGTCGATAGAAACTGATAGCGTTGCTCACCTTTGTTCATATCGATTGTTTTATTTCCTAATTTGTCCACGACAAAAAGATGCTGCTTAACATTGCAGTTATTGTTTAAATGCTTAGCTACACATAATGGCAAATCATAAGTGCCACCATCTTGGAGCGTATAAATCTGTAGTGGATCTTGAGCGTATCTTTTAAACGGAAACTTGATCTCTCCGCCTGGGGCTTCTAGGTTCTTAAAAACGCCCTTGACTATTTTGCTCTCTATTTTATATTCTTTATCCAACTTATCTTTGGCTGCTTTCTTCTGGTCAGAAGTCAAAGTTTTTTTGTTGGTCATATGGATTTCTTGTAGATAACCTGACATATGTTCTCCTTGTCAACTAAATTATTTACTTGACATATAGCAAGGACACACTAAACTGTAAAGCGGAGATTAGAGTTATGAAAAAAGTAAAGGTGGTAATGGGGACTAACGATGAGGACTTTGAAGAAAGTCTAAATCTGGAGTTACACAGTTTACAAGCAGATCAAGCAGAAATTATAGACATAAAATATGCAGAAACAGAAAAAACTCTTAGTGCTATCATTATCTATGAACAATAAAAAAGGAGGAGCGTTTTAAGCCCCTCCCCAAGAAATAAATAACAGCACAAAACTAAATACTATCTAGCATATCTCTTGGCAACCCAAGTAAATAGGTCAGCAGCAGTACCGTCAACGGCAGTGCCAACATACATTCTTCGAGTTCCAGGATCATCAAATGCACCACTAACTACACTAGCAATCTCACCAGCAGGCACGATGTGCGGATGGGTTACCCCAGCAGCAGCAACAGCACTTGTTGGAAATGCAAACGCAGTATATGTAAGACCATCAAGATCTGTTGTTATGGTAGAAGCAGTAACCGCAGTAATAGTTGCAGTTAAGCCATTAATCTCAGGCATACCAAAACGATACGCACCACGATCAGGACCACATTTAACAGTAATCTTTTCGCCTACTGCATATCCATGAGCAACGCTAGTAGTAATTACAGCCGGATTAGCAGCAGTAATTGCAGTGATATAGCGTTTTCTTGGAACAGACAGATAATCGAATGGTAAGATTCTAAAATCTGCGTTAGTAGCAGCACCAGCAAAACCAGCAGCAGGCAAATAACCTAGTGTATAACTAGCGCCAGCAGCAGCAGCGGTAACTTCAAAATCCATACCAGAAATCTGTAACATTCCAGTTGTATTTATCATTCTTACGATATCCCCAACTATAGGAGCAGTTCCTACAGCAGAAGCATCTGATACAACCGCAGGGGTTGCAGCAGTAATTGCAGTACCTACAGCAACTAAAGCACCAAGACTGTCTACACTAGAATCTTGATAAGTTAGACCAGCAGCAGTAATTACTGTTTTAACTAAAGTACCACCACCTAAAGTATCAGTGATAGAAGTACCATTAGCCATGCCGCGATACCAAATAGTTTCAGTGATACCAGCACCACCAAGCATGTTGGTGTTGTTATATAAACGAAATTCGTCAATACCAGCAGGAAAATCTACAACAAACGGATTGCCTGTAGAAACAAAATCGCCAGTATATTCAATAGCTTGTAAACTCATAATGGCCTCCTACAAGGTTGAACGTAGGTTAGTAACCCACGCGTTGTTAGTGATAGCTCTAGCATGTGCAAATCTGTAAGCACCAGTTGAACGGAGTTCAGCAGGATCATCCCCGTGCCCAGGAGGGTGGTAGATAAACTTAGCATTTTCACCGTCAAGCTGTACGCTTGAATAAGACTCTTGGCCGGTAATGAACATGTTATACACGTCAGCACCTAGCAAAGAAGCGTTAGCAGTTAAAGAACCTCTGCTAGATAGCAGAATTCTTACGTTGTTTACGCTGCCCCACTCAGAAGATAAAACGTTCATCTGAGAAGGATATTGAGCCTTGTTAATAAATCCGTTAACCGCTTGAATCCTAGGAATCAAAGCAGTGTTAGCCATTGCAAAATAGCTGTCTCTTACTGGTCCAGTGCCGAATTTGTTTTCGCCTTCGACTACTTCACCAATAAAATCAGCATCAGCGGCTTGCAGAGCAGTAACTACTGTTTCAAAATCAGCAGCAGTTAGTTCTGTAGGATTGTCACCTGAAACACCCCCAGTAGCGTTAACAAATGCAGCAGTTGCTACAAGTAGATTACGCATTAGCTCATCTTCGGTTTCTCTACTATTTGTTACTCCTTAAGTCTTGTAACTTAAGTGGAAGAACCTCTTCGGATTCTTCTCAACGGGTTTCCTCCGTTGTCCAGACTATCGCATCTGCCTAAGCAGCCATCTCGTTTAGTCGTTCAGCGTGGCTTGCGCCTTCGCCCCTGTTACCATAGCTTTCGCCGTAGGCTTCCAAGTCAATTAGAGTTGGTTTAAAGTCCCCTAGAACGTCAAGGGACTGGCCTAATCTGGCCGCTTCCTGATTTAAAACAGGATCTTCGTTAACTGCTGTAACTTCGCGAGTTATGATAACTTGCGTAGCATACCAGTTAATTTTTGCGTCAATATCTAACGCAGTTAAAGTCTGAGCAGGTGGATTCAAAAATAAAGGATCTACAGGCACAGTAGCAGTATCTAGCCGATTATATCGGCGCATTCTTAAAGTATTACCACTGTTAGCTGGTATAGTTCTTGGAATAGCAAAGAGATTATGAATCAGATGCGGCATTGGAGTGCTAAGCATCTTCTCTGAATATTCTAGAGCCACAGGAGGCGGTAATATTGTGGTTGTGGTTGTCATTAATACCTCGTCATTAATGATTTAGAAAATCAAGCCTGACTAGCGTATTGAGTCATCTCCTTGTAAAGTTGCTCCTTAGACTTTCTCTGGAAATTGTTCGCATTTTTAAGCGCGCTCTGCTGGCCTACTGCATTGCTGCTAATAGGTTTTGAAGAGTTTTCCAAGATTTTCTCTGCTTCTTCCATAGCTACAGGGTCCTGCTTTTTGGGCTTGTGGATCGCCTTAAGATATTTATAAGTAGCAGTGTAAGGATCTTTAGAATGAGACAATCCTTCGGCTAGTTCGGGATTTTCTTGTTCTAGTTGTTTAACCCGTTCGGCAGTCACAATTTCTTCAAAGTCTTGATAGCGATCTTTAACAAGCTGAGGCAGTCTATCCTTCTCCTGTTTAGCTAGTTTGGCCTGAACGCCTTTCTCCACAGCCTTGGTCACGTATTTTTCAACGTGGCTCCATTCAGGGATATCGTCAGGGTTTAGCTGAGGAAGAACCTCTTCCATGGGTGGTTGCTGCGGCTCTTTGCCTTGTTTAAGCATCCCAATCAATTCTTTGTTCATTGCTTCTGTTTCACGGAGTCTTGCTTCAGCATCTGCGTTCTTTTGTTCAAGAGCGCGGAAATTGAATTCCTTGGAACCCTCTGTGGGTGCTTCGGTTGTAGCAGACTCTTGGCTGGCTTCAGCCTGTGGTGTAGCCGCAGGATTGCCGAGGTCCTGTTCAGTAACGGCGGTCTTAGCTTCTTCAGTCATAATCCATCCTTTTGGTGGTTAGCGATGCCACTTGTTGACGCTTAAATATTCACAAAACGGCATGTACGGTGCTGTTAAGTAAATAATTTACTTGATAGCAGGGACGGATTATTGTGTAAAGTGGAGATTAGACTTATTAAGTGTGTTGTGGTATGATGGGGATAAGTCGTGACCTTGGACTATAATAAGAGACGTGGGTTTATCCACGGGAAAGAGGGTAGCCCCTGACGATCCTTCGACAAATTGAGAAGGGGCATTTTAACCTGACGAGAATTCTTGTCACAATAATGTTGACGAGATATCTTGTCAAAAGTAATTAAACCTTCTGATAAACCTCAGGACGCTTGCCCGCCAAATACCGATCAATGCAGTGAATAAGAAACGGGTCCATCGTATCTCTGTTTTTTAGAAACATAGGAATCGCAGAGGCATTAGGTAGCACCCATTCTAATAGCAAGTTATTTGTCTTTGGATCGAAAGAAAAGCAGGTCAAGCCAACTTCTAGTGAGGGGGCCGTGTGTCTACTCATAACATCACATTTCATCACCCGATGCAGTCTAGTGTCTTTGCGGAAATATAGCAGGATATACCACTTCTCTCGCCACTGGGGCAGACCTTTACGCGCATCGATCTGTCGCCAGACCTCTTTCATGATTTCTTTGTTGCCGACTTCTTCTATAAACTCGCCGACTTCAATCTTTTCTTTTTGATGTTCTTCGGCAGTATCTGCCAATAGTTGACCAACCGTAGGCCGATCGGCTACAGTTGACATACTCTTTTTAGCACTCTTCTTAGCCATCTGCTAACTCCATTGAAATCAGGGTAACCTACACCAGAAGAGGGCAAAAGGAGAGAAAAAGGAGAGAACAGGCCACCCTGAAAATTTATAAAATCTTTATTTGTAACGGCTATCTTTAATAGCACCACTCTTTATTTTAGAAGCATCTTTAGAAGCAAACTTGCTTTGTTTAGACATATAGTCCAAGCTTCCATTAGATGAGTTAGAGAAAGCAGAAGCTTCCTTGGAGGCCTTTTTAGCACCTGATTTAGATTTTTCCATAACAAAATTCCCCATGGGTTTAAGTAGTTTTACTACAATTTGCACAATACAAGTCAAATAATTACTTGACAAGTAAAGATTACCACTTACCACGCTTAGGTTCTGTTTTGGGTATAACTAACTCTTTCTTTTGAAATGGGGCAGCATAGCCTATAGTATCAGCAAGATCGCTCATAATATCCCCTAATGGGGTTAAACAATAGGCCAGCCAGATTAGTAGCATTAAAGCTACAAACCTAAACATTACCAGAGCCTTAGCTTATCGAAGATGTTGCTGCACCATGCGACTATTTTACAACAAAAGCACGGTGGTGGACACTTTGGCTTCTTTACAAGCTTAGTTGATTTTTTTACTGGCATTACTCCAATTCTCCTATCTTAGATTCATATAAAATATCGTTTAGCTCATCTAATACCTTATCTTCATCAAATTCTGAATAACCTTTGTAAAGACTGCGACTATATGTTTGAAGCCTATATAGAGCCATCATCATGTCATTGGCTATCTGATAAAGCTTAAGATCTCCGCTATCTTCTATTGAGTCAAGCTCATAAGTTATCTTAGTCATTTTCAGGTGATGCTGGTGTTAAATCTATAGAAATCCCTGTAGATGTCTCTATAACATCTTCTATCATTTCCTCTAATGGTGAATCAACCGGAACAGATTCGTTAACGGTTTTAATAACTTCGTCAATTGCCGGATTACTCGAACCCTTAATTATACCACAACTGGTTAGTAGCAATCCTGCTCCTAAAAGCAAAAATACTTCAATATATCTTATCATTTAATTCCTCTATCTCTTTTAATAATTTCTTGAAATTCTTTCATTTCTTGTTTTGAAATATGGCGAACCTTTGTATTACTATTATCTTTAAAGCGGATTGGTATTGTTATCTCTTGCCCTCTAAAGGCATGTTTTAGCTTGCAACCTGTTAATAAATAAAGACTTCCTATTAATAAAGTGAAAAATATTACATATTTTATTATATTATTTCGCATTAGCTCCTGAGGTTGTAGGTTGACAATAAATCGTTCTAGTGCTAACATCTTGTTTATGATTACAAAATGCTCCCAGTGCAGCAAATCTTTTGAAACATATGCTTACAAGATTAAAAGGCATAAAAACCTCTTTTGCTCTACTATTTGCCAACATAAGTTTAGAAATAATAGAGTTAAATTGACATGCAGAATTTGCGATAAACCCTTTGACGTTCAAAAGCATAGAACCGTCAACCAAAAGGAGTGTTTTTGCTCTGCAAAATGCTCGTATGAAGCTCTTAAAGTACCTAAGATTAGAATGAATTGCGCTTCTTGTAACAAAGAGTTTGACGTTCGAAAATGCAGGCTTAAATACTCTAAAAAGAAATATTGTTCTAGAGAATGCTCGGATAAAGGAGCTGAAAGACAGGTTTCTTGTAAATGCAAACACTGCCAGAAGGAATTTTCTGTAACTAAATCTGCTAAAGAATACGATAAAGGTAAGTTTTGCTCTAAAAAATGTGTTACTGAATTTTATTCCGATAAGCATTTTCCAACATTTAAACATGGTCATGGATGTTTTAAAAAACTTTCTAAAAATAGATCTAACATCTGCGAAATTTGTACTAAAGAAGGAAAAACAGACGTTCATCACATTGATGGGAATCCGTTCAACAATGTCAAATCTAATTTCATCACGCTTTGTCGCAGTTGTCATAGCCGTATCCATAATCTTTCTGGAAGACATGAAGTCTTAATTGAAAAAGCTTTAGATATTTTTAAAATCATTAAAGACCTTCCCTCTAACTCCCGCTCGACATGGTTGGAGATTGAGCGGTTAAAGAAGATTTAATTTTAGGTTTTATTTTAGTTTCACTGGTTTTGAGAGTGGCCAAGTCTTCCTGTTCCTGACCTTTCATAACCCTAATAATGTTTACAAACTTTTCAAGGTTGTCTAAATCCAAACCAGTAAGTTCTTTAGCTGCTTGCACCTCATGCAGCGTTGCTAAATTAAGATCTTTAACAGCTTGAGCTTCCCTAGAAGTTTTTAGTGCTTCATTTTCGCCCACCCTAGAATATCTTTCGACCCCTAAGCCTTGCTTCTCAATGATATTTGCTTGGGCTAATTGATTCTCTAGCTCTTGAACTCGCTCTTGAGATTTCTGTTGAGCTTGGGTTTGCGCCATAACAGCTTCTTTAAGTTCTTTCTTACCTTGGATCGGTGCTTTTTCAATTAATAGATCTGGCGGAATAGGTAGTCCCATCTGCATTAGATTGCTGTATTGGATAAATTCAAGTTGTTGCTGAGAACTGGTCAGTAACCCCTCAGCTACGCTAGAGTCATACTTCTGAAAGGCTTTGTTGCTAAACTGGTCAGTAGGCTCTTCACCTAAAATCCGCTTGATCTTGCCGAATGTCCAGTTCTGTTGGATAACATCAACTGTAATCTCGCCTAGGATCTTCTGTGATAGGTCTAATTGATCGAATAAGCGCTGTAGGGTAACCAAACCAGCACCTTGCCTTAACATGCTCAAAACGCCCGCTTTATCGTCGTCTGCTGAACCTAGCAGTTCCTCGTTGACTCCGCTAATTTCTTGGATCTCATTGCCCAAAGCCTCGGATAACTGCATTGTAGTTGGCGGAATTGCCGGCGGCGGGATCTGTTGAACAGAATCCATGCCAAGAGGAGCATTAGCTTTAATAAATATTGGTTGCCCCTGTCCGCTCTTGAGAACGTCATTGTCATCAACTAGCGAGCCTTCCATAGCCTTCATGCCAGAATTTATTTGGCTTTCCAAAATATCAAGCTCAATAACCTTGCGGCGGTTATAGAGAAATTGAGCATCGCGCAAAC